TATTCAAGCCCTTTGGTTTATTCCGCCGCTTAGTCTTAGGCAACGGAGTATACATCCCTGCGGTCTGTTTCTTAGCCATTTACCACTTTACCTTATCTGCCCAGTATGCCGCAGACATTTTGCCCTTGGCAATATTTCTCCGATGCCTAGCCTTAAAGCTAGCACGTTTCTTTTTCATCTTATCAGACTCACCAGACTTAGGTTTGCCAGCAGTCTTAGCGCCCTGCTCACCAAAGCGGATAGTCTTAACCTTGTCACCAACCTTGGCGACTACGACATGAGACTTAGTAGGATGGTTAGGAGTACGCTTAGCTTGGTTGTAGCGCTTTAGGCCAAGGCGCACTAGCCGTGGGTCTTTAGCCATTTTGCTGATACCTTGATTGTATTGCAGACTGCATCTGGTCTAGGCGAGTGTTGCTCAGGATAGCAACAGGCAGGCGAGCATTGTCATTCGTAATTGTCGCATCAATATCGGGTATGTCTCCAACACGATTGTCTTCAGGCGGAATGGTTATGTCAATGTCAAGGAGGTTGCCCATCTGCTGTCCCTCGCTCGCGCCAATCTGGAACTTGTCAAACAGCCTATAGCCACCCTGCTTTGTTTGGACGCCAGCGATATAACGCATAACGTCTGGCATGGCTTCCTTGTCAGGAATATCTAACTCGGTAAAGTCAGCAACAGTTGAGGCACTATTCTCAGCAAAAAATTTTTTGAATCCCTCTCTGGCAATGGCAATAAACTCAAGAGGTACGTTCTCTTCTGTAAGCTTGCCAGTTGTTTTGAAAACATCATCCACAGTGTTGTATGCCGCTATAGCAAAGCCCTGCTCATAAGGAATAACCTTACTTTCCATCTCTTGTAGCGCTTCTAACATATCGAGCCTTTTGAAAGAAAAATATTTTCTGAACAATACCAAAGTAATGGGGTTTGAGTCAACGAGCCTTTTTTGACTCTAATGTCTGTTTGGGACCTTGGCGATGACAACACCGAGCATTTTTCCCCCTCCCCCCCATCAACCTAGGTCTATCTCTACCTTAATATCGCCAGCGTGCAGATGCATATGCTTCTCTGGGGCTTTAAGTCCTGCCCTATCCATTATGTCTTTACTAGCTTCGAGCTGAACATACTCGCTCTTGGCAGAAGAAGAGAGATGAACAACTCTGTGCAAAGCATGGGTAGCTTTGACTCCCAATTCCTCTCTTACCCGTTGCATCATATACGCTTGAACATGGGGCAGGGCTAAAGCCTTCGAAGCACTTACCCTTCCAGATTCTCCCACACTATAGCCTGCCGCTTGCGCGGCATCCATTATAGTTCCGCCGTTTGCTACGAGGTGTTCAACCAGCGCAGTCTGCTTCGACGTTAAGCCATGCTCATTCTTCTTCAAATCTCTACTCATATCTCTCTCCGCAAACGTAGTCCTTGTCCAAGCAAGGGTGCTTGTCCTGCGGAGTTTAAGAGGGTTTGTCAATCATTGTCTAGCCCCCTAAAAGCACCATAGGTATTATAGTACCCTCCATCCACAATAAACGGGCAGGGTATTAACCCTCCCCTTAACACCCTATGTCTTTTCAGGTATCAGGCCATCTTTACCTAAGAACATTTCGCAGGCTCGATCACAAGCTCCTACTTCAATCTTGCACTCTTCAATCTCAGACTACATCGCCCCGATTAAGGCCTGCGCCCTCCCGTGTTGAATCACCGCGCCACCTACAGCGCCTTGCTCTAACATAACCTCTGCGTCAACTTACTGCTCAGCGCCTATCTTGGCCTTGCACTCAAGCGAATTATGCACAGCAAAACAGCCTCCTTTCGCTATGTTAATTAGTACATAAAGATATTATAAAAGGCATAGAGATAGCCACTAACTTAGCTTCGACCAAAGCATCTGTAAGGGGTTTGCGCTTTAAGCGCTTTAGCCATGTTGTGGCCGCTCCTTTATCTATTAGCAGCTTGAGCCCGCCCCAACCTACAGCGGGCTAAAGCTTGCACAACCCATCTAATCTGTCTAGTACGCCCCGTCGTTGGGCTTTCTCTAAGCGCCCCCCTGACTTTGCGCTTACGCGCAAGGGGCGCTAAGAGAAACCACCAACCGTTCGCGGGCGCACTAGACAGACGCGGCTTCGCCAAGCGCCCCAAGGGGTTAGCTGTGTCATGCATGCTTGCCCTTGTAAGGTTGGGACAGTCTCAATCTACTAATAGCTAAAGGAGCTACAACATGTCTAAAACACTTAAATCACAAACGCCCGCAGATTCTTTGGTCGAAGCTAAGTTAGCGGCAATCCAGTTTCATAATAACGTTTATGTTCAAATTAACATAGCGAAAGGAAACTGCTTCACTGCCCACAATTCACTTGAGTACAAGACCAAGCTAGTCGCCGATCAGCAAGCCGCCACAGAGGTTCTCTCAGAGCAATCCGCTGTAGGAGTCGCTGTAATCCAACACGAGAGGGCTCAGACCTTACTCGAGTCAATGCAGTCCGAGATTGAAGAGTACAAGCTCGAAGCAGAGGCTTGTGACCGAGTCTACAAAATGCTCTCAGGCAAAGATTACCTGATGCCTAAAAAGAAATAGGGTATTAAGGGGAGGGTTAATACTCTCCCCTTTTTATTGCTCCTATCGAGTAAACGATTTAGCGCAAGGCTTAGGCAGCTCTCCCATAGTGTTTATGCGATAGATCGTTTCTGGAAATTAATATTGTAATAGGTGATACTTCGCGGCAATTTGCCGTGAAATCGAATTCAAAAAGGAGATAGAAATGATCTATGTAAAATTGTTTTCAGTGACTATGTTTGCCACCCTTTTGGTGTCCAGCGTTATTGCCTCACAGTATGCAGACATAAAAGCATGTTTATTTATGGCATTAATAAGTTCAATTGGAATGCTTGTTTCGATTGCCTCAGTAGGTAAAGAATAAAACTCTTGTCTTTATCCACATGGTCTATATAATATCCACAGGAGGATGTAATGGAAAATAGTTTGAAACGCCAATGGTGGGAATGGCATAAAGAAAACCCACATGTCTATGAATTGTTTAAGCAATTCACAATGAAGGCAATCAATCGTGGTCATAGAAACTTATCGGCTTGGCTGATAGTAAATCGAATTCGATGGGAAACTTCTATCGAAACCACTGGCACTGACTTCAATATATCCAACGACTACATCGCATTCTACGCTCGGCTCTTCATGGTCGAGCATCCAGAATACAATGGATTCTTTCGCATCAAAAAGATGAAAAGAATTTAATCTTTCGAAGTTTCCACCCCTTAGTAAAAGAAATTTGGAAATTAAATGGCAATACCTAACAAACTAAAGAAACTAAACGGCTTTCACGGCAGGCTCTTTGTTGAAAGAGATGAAGCGGAAACTTGGTTAGATCGTATTCAAAAGAAAATTGGAAACGAGTACGAGTTTGAAGTGAAAGAGAATGTAAAGTCAGAAGACGGAACTGATTTAGTGTTGGCATTTATTTACAAGAAGGAGGTGTAGAATGTCATATCCAAAGGGAGCGGTCGTCGAAGTGCGAGCGGTATATCATGTGTATGTTGAAGGGGAAGATATCGAGACATTCTTAGACTTGCCGGATGACACGTCTCGAATTGATTTCATTCAACCAACTCATCACGATCTGTCAGAAATGACAATCTATGGAATTGAATACGAATAGGAGGAACAAATGACTAAACAAACTCAATATCTGGATGAACTTAGCAATCAAATCATATCCTTGATGGAGGAACATGGTGCTAACTGGAAGCAGCCATGGGTTGAAAACGCAAAGTATCCTAGAAATATAAGCACAAAGAACTGGTATCAAGGTATCAACGTAATCAACTTGATGATCAGCCAATATCGAAATGGGTTTGGCTCATCTGAATGGGGCACGTTCAAGCAATGGAACAATGCCGGATGCCTAATAAAAGCTGGCGAAAAAAGCAAAGCCATGTCTGTATTCTACAAACAAACAATAGTTGAAGATGACAATGGTAAAGAAAGAGCATTTCCATTTATGAATGTAGTGCCGATCTTCAATGCAGATCAGGTGGAAGGGTACACTCCAGACACAACAGAAACAGACAGACCATTCAATGACTATGTAAATGTTGAGCGGTTCATTTCATCTGCTAACCCAAACATTAATAACAATGCCAGTCTTGCCGCATACAATCCTGCAAGAGATGAGATACTAATGCCACCAAAGAGTGCGTTCGTAGATCAAGGGGAAGCAACAGCAGAACAGCATTATTATTCTACTTTCTTGCATGAGTTGGTGCACTGGACAGGCAGTGCCAAGCGTTGCGATCGCAAGGTAATCTTCGACAAAGCAAGAGAGGAATATGCACAAGAAGAATTGGTTGCTGAGTTTGGTTCGGCAATGCTGTGCGCCATGCTCAATGTGACAACGACACCAATGGACGATCACGCAAAGTATCTAAACTACTGGGTAAAGTTTATTAGCAACAACAAGAAGGCGTTAAAGAAAGCAATCACAGACGCACAAAAAGCCGTGCAGTATCTTGATGGACAGCAAGCATCGAGCGTACTGCCAACTCAAATAGCTGCCGAATAGGAAGAACTATGGAAATTAGAAGTAAATCAGAACGTGGCTTAACCGTTCGATACAGTCACTATGAAATGATTGTAATGAACGAGTTAATGCAAATCGGAAAGGACGCTTTTGTAGAAAACCTAAACCGTGGTGACTACAAAGACAAAGGCAAAGGGTTTTTAATTGCAGCAAACAGAGTTTCTTATGGATACCAGTTGCTCCCGATGGGAGGAGTAAAAAAATTCCAAGAGAAGTTTGTTGATGACCAAACTCACTGCCCCCTATGCGCAACCAGACTACATGCAGAAGATCGGGCTTGTGTATAACGCCCCCGCCCATTCGAGGGGCGTTATGCACAGCCCTCAAACCAAAGGAGGACACTATGAAACCACAGTTTGAAGACTTACAAGATAATCTTATCGAGTGGCTGCGCCCTATGCGAGCCAGAATATTAACCATATCCGAAGATGAATTTGAGCACATGCTTGAGCCGGAACTTGATCGTATCACGCCACATGACCCAGGCTTTTGCTTGATTGTTGCTTTGGATAACCCAGTGCTTCGTCAAATCAAATTGAATGAAGGGTACTTCGATGTTGCAGATATTATTAGGGATAATATCTACAGCAGTCTCTATAAGTTTGCGTGGCAATGGTATCGCGAAATGCGTGCAGATATGGAGCAGATCAATGGCACAGTTTAACCGAAGACACTTAGAGTTTATTGCGGAGTATGTTGCTCCGCTTATCAATACCCCGCAAGACATTGAGTATCTTGCAGATGTATTTGAAGACACTAATCCCTTGTTCAAACGAGGTAAGTTTGTTTCTAAAGCTATCAATGCTTGGGAGAAACGCAATCTAATTGATGATGAAATTCCATACTAAGGAGGAACTGTTATGGATATTGATATATATGAAGAGGTTTCTATCGACACCAATTTTCATTTAGAGAACAACTTAAACTTTAATGACATGATAGAGATGATAACGAATGATGACTATACAGTTACGTTCTCTATTAATCTGGAAATTAGCGATAGTTACAATTCTTCAGCTGAACTAAATGAAATGCACGAAATCCAAGTTACAACAGAAGTTTCGAAAGAGTTTCTATTGAACCAACTTGCTAATTACACGCAAGAAACGGAAGGAACAATTGCTAATTTGAAAAAACTCGTTGCTAATCTTAGAGAAGAAATTGTCAGTTTAAAAGAACAAACAAACAAACCTGTTGACCATCTAAGACCTGTGGGTTAGTGTCCACATAGGAGAAACAGATGGCTAAGTCTAAGCAAGACAAGTTAGGTCAACCAGCAGAGTGTTCTAGGTGTAATGTCGTCACGCATCAATTCGTATGCGTGATGACAAACAATCCAAACGATCTGTCTGAGCGTCGTACTCTATGCGTAGAGTGTGAGGTGATCGAGCATGAGAAGTATTTAAACGAGCGCGCTGCCGAACTTAAACGAGTAGAAAACTTGGTACGCAACAACGATTGGGAGTGGTAATGACCAGCAAGAGTAAACAAAAGGGAGCGTATCACGAAAGGTTTTTCGTTAAGTTACTTGAGAAGTGGGGCATCAAAGTTAGGAAACAACCATTGTCCGGTGCACTGGGTGGTGAGTATGCGGGTGATTTAGTTGTCGAACTTGCAGACCTGAGCCTGATTACAGAGGTAAAGTATCGTGCAGACAGTGGGTTTCCGTCTCCATTTACAGTGCTGGAGGGACGAGACATAGCACTATTCAAGCGTGGCAAGGGTGATCCTAGATGGATACTTATCGTGCCCGACGTTGTGTTGGAGAAACTTGTCAAAGACTATGAGATTGTAAAAAAGGGAGGTGCCGATGGAGGAACATCAAAGGCTAACGCCAGAGCGTAGGAAAGACGTTATCCGGCGCACATTCATCTCACAGATGAAGAAGATTTACAGGCCGCACAAACACCTGATCGACAACAAATCAGAGGGTGTCTACCTAGATCAGATGGCCGAAATTATTAATGAGAAGTTGCCAGTTGCTGATTCCGAAGAGCACTTGCTTGTTATGATACGCAAGTCTTACGACCATGCAACCAGCAAGAACGATACTAATTTTTATTTCTCATTGGCACAGGTCATAAAGTCTTGCACCCATGTTGCACAAGAGCATTACAAAACACACATTGCACCATTTGAAAAACAAACTCGATACATTGAAAGCAAGCACGATGAAGAGAGAGGGCACAAAGACGATCCAACTTCTCAAGGCTGGACGATAGCAGGTGCACAAAAACAAATTGAGTATACTCAAGAACTTATGGACACAGGGCAGCTGCCGAAACGTGTCGGTGAAATGTTAATCCGAATACCACAGAAAGCATTAGAGCGTATCCAGCAAAGGGAGACAAGCAATGGATAGAAACAAATCAATCGGTGGGTCAGACGTACTCAAGATCATGCGTGGTGATTGGCATCAGCTATGGCTAGAGAAGAAAGGTCTGGCAGAGCAGGATGACTTGAGCAAAGTGTTCCCAGTACAACTTGGCATTGCCACTGAAGACTTCAACATTGAATGGTTCGCCAAAGACATGGGCGTAAACATTACATACAAGCAATCTCAATACAGCAAGATAACCCCTGGCGGTATCCCACTTAGAGCCACACTGGATGCTGAGTTTGAGTTAGATGGTCAGCGGAATATCTTGGAGTGCAAGCATACATATGACAATAACACATTGGGCAATCAGGTACAGAACTACATGCCACAGCTTCAACTCTATATGTATGTTGCTGGTCTTAAGCATATTTACTTTTCAAACATATTTGGCAATCGCAGATATGAGTACTGCAAGGTTAGCTATGATGAAGACTATCTCAACAATATGATGATGCACGTTAAAGAGTTTTGGGGTTTGATAGAGAGCAATACAGAGCCACCTCAATCCGTTCACGTTCCGTCCATCACGATAGACCACATAGAGTTAGACGATATGGTTGCCCGCTGCGCTGATGGTGACAACATGTTCCTCGATCAAGCGCACCAATATATAGAAACAATAGAGGCTCATGCAATGCACGAGACTGCAAAGAAAACACTAAAGGCAATGGTGGCTAACAATGAAAGGGAAGTTTACTCGAAGCCGCTAAGTATTAAGCGATCAAAGAATGGAGCGCTGCGCTTCACCATAAACAAAGACGGGGCTACAGAATAGCCCCGCCCGTTGATAGAAAGGAAAATGACAATGACAGAAAAGTCTGACACAGGCCCTCTCATTCATGAGGAGGCACAACCATTAGAACATATGATTGGAAACGAGTATAGCCTTGGATGGAGAAGTGTGTGGATACACACGCCAGATGAGGCGGTGCGAATTGTTTATCGTGGAAGTCGGCTTGAATTAACAGTGGTTAGAAAAACATGAGAGTAAAAATGTCAACCATTATGCGGGTTGTTTGCGATGAGTTTGATGTAACAGAGGAGCAAATAAAGGGTAATAACAGGATAAATAAATTTATCATACCTCGCTTTGCTTTTTATTATCTTTCCTACAAGTACGGACACAGCTACAAAAGGATTGGCATGTGGCTAAACGATCGCGACCATACCACAGTGCTTCATGGCAAGCGCAGGGCAACACAATATCTTGGTGAAGATAGGTTAAATAAACTTGATTCACAAATCCAAATATTGAATAATAAAATGTATCATCAGCAGGGAGAACAGTGATGAGCGAAAACCTACAGCTATGGAACAGCGTATCTCAATCAAACAGCAAGTATCTTAAGAAAGTAAATATCGGTGCTCGATCGTTTACAAGCATCGATCCTCACTATCAAATCAGATCAGCAACGGAAGCCTTCGGGCCGCTCGGTGATGGGTGGCGCTATGATGTTGAGTACAAGTATATCACGCATGGTGATGTAACTATGTGTATCGCAGAGGTTACAATTATACACGGTACCGACAATCAGTACGGGCCTGTTGCTGGATGCCGGACATTTATTCATATGAACCATCCTAAACGCGGTACTGTGATTAACGAAGATGCGCCAAAGATGGCGCTTACAGACGGATTGACCAAGGCATTGTCGCACCTTGGTTTCAATGC